CACTTAGTAACCTGCGACCTCGAGACGTTTTACAGCAAGGACTTCTCACTCACCAAAGCTACTACGGAAGAGTATGTTCGCTCCCCGCAGTTTGAGACCATCGGTATCTCGCTCAAGCTAGATGACCACCCTACGGTATGGGTGCCGCAGCCTAGGGTAGACAAGGTACTGCGCAAGACGGACTGGTCGGATAAGCTGGTCATCTGTCAGAACACTGCGTTCGATGGAGCCATACTTAACTGGCGGTACGATGTGAACCCGCTGCTGTGGATTGACATCATGGGGATGTCCCGTGCGTTGTTCCCGCATGAGCGGTCACATAGTCTCAAGTCCCAAGCGGAGCGTATGGGTGTGGGTGTCAAGGGTAACGAGGTAGCAAAGGCTATCGGCATGCGCTACAAGGACTTCAGTGAGTTGGACTTGGCTGTGTACGGTAACTACTGCTGCAACGATACAGACCTGACCAAGCTGCTGTTTGATAAGTACATGGCAATGGGGTTCCCTAAGATTGAGTTGCGGCTACTCGACCTGACCCTGCGTATGTTCATCGACCCTGTGTTGGTGCTAGACGAGCCCATGCTACGCAAACATCTGACCGAGGTACAAGACCGCAAGCAAGCCCTGATGGAATCGGTACGCGACACGATGCTTGCAACTGCTGACCCTGACTATGTACACGCAATCTTTAGTGACGGCATGGCGGGTATCAAGAAGCTGCTGATGTCTAACGACAAGTTCGCTACGCTGTTGAGTTCGTATGGAGTAGAGCCGCCCACCAAGATCAGCCCTACTACAGGCAAGGTAGCGTTTGCGTTTGCCAAGACAGACGAGGGGCTCAAAGCCTTGCAGGAAAGTACGGATGAGCGTGTGCAGACAATCGTGGCGGCACGGCTTGGGAACAAGTCTACGCTAGAGGAAACCCGTACACAACGATTTATAGAGATGGCGCAGCGGGGCAAGTTCCCAGTGCCACTACGCTACTACGGTGCCCACAGCGGCAGATGGAGCGGACAGGACTCAGTTAACCTGCAGAACCTACCGTCCCGTGGCGAGAACGCAGGGCGTATTAAGAAGTCCATGCTAGCCCCACCCGGCTATGTAGTTATTGACTGTGACTCTGCGCAGATCGAGGCGCGTACGTTGGCGTGGCTTGCAGGGCAAGCAGACTTGGTACAGGCGTTTGAGAACAAAGACGATGTGTACACCATCATGGCATCGCAGATTTACGGTATCCCGCAGATACAAGTCACGCAGGGTGCAGGGTACGGGGTAGGTCATGCCAAGCTGAAGCTGTTCCTTAAAACTATGGCGGGTGTGGACGTGACCGAGGATGAGGCTAAGCGCATCATCAATACTTACAGAACTACTTACAGCCGAATCCCTGCGTTGTGGCGTAATGCAGAAGACGCGCTAGCTGCCTTGGCTAATGGCAATGGTAAGCAGGTGGATGCAACGGGGATTATCCACGCTGTACCGGGGAAGGGACTATCACTTCCCAACGGCCTGTTCATTCAGTACCCTGACTTGCGCAAAGTGTTTGATGAGAACGGCAAAGCCAAGTGGCTCTACACATCCAAGGGCGTGACCACGAACATCTACGGCGGCAAGGTTGTGGAGAACTTCACCCAAGCGGTAGCGCGCTGCGTGGTGGCTGAGCAGATGCTAAAGATTTCTCAGAAGTACAAGGTGGTGCTGACCGTACACGATGCGGTGGCTTGCATAGCCAAGATTGAGGAAGCTGCGGAAGCTAAGGCGTACGTCGAGGAATGTATGTCGTGGCGACCCAAGTGGGCGCAAGGGTTACCTCTTGCATGTGAATCAGGTATAGGAGCGAGTTATGGAGACTGTTAATAAACCCCTCATTGATTTGTTTTTTGATCGAGGTATTTCAAATGATATGGGAATACCCATTAATTTTGCATTTAATGCACCAAGAGATAAAGTACAGACATTTGTGCTGTCACCCGAGGTTGCATTAAGCGCCGAGATGCTTGTGCGCTCTAAGTCTTTTAAAATGCCGAATCTTGTAGACGTACGCATGCCATACACGCATACAGTTATCGAATACCCATTGACTGAAGACATTCGCAAGATACGCCACAATGGCAGCATCAACGGTCTCGTAACAATAACACGCATTGGCGCGTACATACACGAGGTAGGCAAAGGTGCGTTTACATGCTTACCCTACTGGGAATTCATTGACGGCAGAATCCAACACAGCATCTACACGTTTTTGTTTGGTATGAACGTGCCTGACGCCTTTAAGGTGTCCCTTATCTCTGTTAACGGGGACGCCGGTGTTGATTGCAACCTCATGCCATGCGCATCGTTTATCACGGCCGCAGAACAGATGGGGGTTACGCCCGAGCAGTTCCGACAAATACTCAGTGAGCCTGATACGCAACAACACATTAGGGAATCCGCCACGGAAATACCATGCCTCATGTTTGCGTCTTACCTCCTACTTAGCTGCAAGAGTGGGGTAGGTAAGACTAAGGTGGAGGCACGGAAACCGCCTACAGGGTTGAAGCTCGGAGCAAGAAAACAGAAGGCGTATTCTGCAAGTGCTTACACGCTACTGCATTTGGAAGAAATTGAGACGGTTACATCCGAGGGCGGTATCAGTCGGCGCTCCGATATTTCCGCGCATTATGTGCGGGGGCATTTCAAACAACGATCAAGCGGTATCTACTGGTGGAATTCATTTGTTCGGGGTAGTGGGGCTCCCCGCAAGCGCAACGCGTATCTGGTAGAGGAGTGATAAAATATGGGCACCCAAACCAACCAAAGAAACTCATGGCACTTGCTCATTCCTACTCGTCAATCAAAGATTTCGAGGGCTGCCCCCGCAGGTACCATGAAGTTCGTATCCTTAAAAAATTCAAATCGAAAGACACCGAGGCAACACTATATGGTACTGCTGTACACAAAGCCTTTGAAGAACACATCCGTGATAAGAAACCACTACCAGAAAGTTTTGCAAACTACAAGCCATTTGTGGAGCCTCTTGCCAACGCAGAAGGCGACATCCGATGCGAAGAAAGAATGGCCATCAAGGCAGACTTCTCCCCTTGCGAGTTCTTCGACAAAGCTGTATGGTTCAGGGGTATTCCGGATTACCTCGCAATCAACCATGAGAAGGGAATTGCAAGGGTAGCTGACTACAAGACAGGGAAGTCCAGCCGGTATGCAGATACGGCGCAGCTTGAGCTTATGGCTGCTATGGTGATGCTGCATCACCCCGAGGTGAATACCGTCAAGGGCGTCCTTTTGTTTGTAGTTATCAACGACGTTATTAAGGCCGAGTTCGCTCGTGCCGACTTACCAACAATCCTATCGAAATGGGCGGGTAGGGCTGATGCGATTGAGAAAGCGGTAACTTTTGGGGTATGGAACCCACGTAGCTCCGCACTGTGTAAATTCTGCCCAGTATCTTCATGTGAGAACCATCGTGGCAACTAAACGTAACTACCGCGCCGAGTACGATAAGTACCAAGGCAAACCCGAACAGATTAAGAACCGTGCCGCCCGTAACAAGGCGCGTAGCGACTACGAGAAAGCCAATGGCGATCTCCCCACTACCACGGACGTAGACCATATCAAGCCCATGAGTAAGGGTGGCAAGTCAGCCCTAGGGAACTTGCGAGCGGCTTCACAGTCTACAAATACCAGCTTCTCCCGTACCAAAACAGGTGCGCTGAAGTCCCAAACATCCAAGCGCGAAGCTAAAAAATAAGGTAAGATTTCCCCGCCGAGCAATCGGTGTTCATTGTTTCTCCTTGATTTGCCGGGTAGTTTAGCTACCCGGCTTTTTTCCATTTTCTAAAGTTCTAATATGCAAATAATTGACAACAAAGCACTGCTTTTTAATACGAGAAAGGCAGCACAGATCACCGCGCTAATCCCCAAAAGTAAGGTGATCGAGACCCAAGGGGATGTGGATAGAGTGCTGGTTAACTGGGGGTTTGACGAAGCGCAACTCCTACGCAACCTAGGTATCAAAGACGTACCTAGCCCCATCTTGGGACGCTACGACTGGCCGGGTATGTTCACCCCATTCGACCACCAGCGCACCACTGCAGACTTCCTAACCGTATACCCACGGTGCTTCGTATTTAACGAGGCCGGCACAGGCAAGACAAGTGCTGCAGCATGGGCAGCGGACTACCTCATGCGCTTGGGTAAAGTCAAACGGGTACTAGTGGTGTGCCCTGTGTCCATCATGGAGACAGCGTGGCGGTCGGACTTGTTCAAGACGGTAATGCACCGCACGGTAGCCATCGCTCAAGGCACACGCACCCAACGCCAAGCCATTATCGCCAAGGGCTACGAGTTCGTCATCATTAACTTCGACGGCGTGAAGGTTGTCAACAAAGAACTTTTAGAGGGCGGGTTTGACCTCATCATTGTGGACGAAGCCAACGCAGTTAAGTCGGTGCAGACAGACAGGTGGAAAGCCCTTGCTTCGTTAATCAAACCATCGACTCGCTTGTGGATGATGACGGGCACACCTGCTTCGCAGTCACCACTGGATGCCTACGGCTTAGCCAAGCTCGTCAGCCCTGACACCGTACCTAGGTTCTTCGGCGCGTGGCGCGACAAAGTGATGCTCAAGATTTCTCAATACAAGTGGGCACCACGCAGGGAGTCGCAGCAGGTAGTACATCAAGTGCTGCAGCCAGCGATACGCTTCACCAAAGCCGAGTGCCTAGACCTGCCTGACCTGTTGTACTCCACTCGTGAGGTACCGCTTACTCCGCAGCAGATGAAGTACTACGAAGCACTACGCAAGCAGATGATGACCATCGCAGCAGGAGCAGAGATCACCGCAGTTAACGCAGCCGCTATGCTCAACAAACTCCTGCAGGTATCCCAAGGTGCGGTGTATACGGATGATGGCGATGTAGTGGAGTTCGATGTAAGTAACCGTGTATCGGAACTCATGAACGTCATCGACGAGACGGACAACAAGGTGTTGATCTTCGTACCGTACCGACACACGCTGAGCATGCTGCGAGAGGAGCTAATTAAGGCAGGGCATACAGTCGAGGCCATCCAAGGTGGCGTACCCCCATCACAACGTGCGGAGATCATCAAGCGCTTTCAGACTGAGGACAACCCTAGGATTCTGTTGCTAAGTCCACAGGCTACGGCACACGGGATTACCCTTACTCGAGCCGATCAAGTTGTATGGTGGGGTCCAGTATCCTCCACTGAAATCTACCTACAAGCTAACTCCCGTGCCCACCGCGCGGGGCAGGTAAATCACGTTACGGTTACGCACCTACAAGGTAGTCCCGTGGAGCGCCGCATGTACACAATGCTGCAGAGCAACATCGATTTACATTTAAGTTTGGTGGATTTATACAAACAAGTGCTTGACGAATAAATTTGACAGTGTATAATTTGAATCGTTGACATCAACAACAAAAGGAAAACACAATGGACGCAGACAAACTCGTGGCAGTGTATATCAAGATACGCGATGCCAAAGAAATCAAAACAAAGCAGATGGAAGAAGAAATAAAAGTGTTGGAAGACCAACTCGATGCAGTAGCCCAAGAGCTACTCAACATCTGCAAGACTACAGGCCAAGATGGCGGCAAGACCGCACACGGCTCATTCACACGGTCTGTAAAGACCCGATACTGGACTTCCGATTGGGACAGTATGTACAAGTTCATCCGTGAGCATGATGCACCCGAACTTCTTGAACGTCGAATTGCGCAGGGTAATTTCTCGCAGTTCCTCAAAGAGAAGCCGGACGTCATGCCCGCTGGTGTCAATGTCGAGTCGAAATACTCGATTCTCGTTCGTCGTTCTTCTAAATAACTTCAAAGGTATATATGAGCAATTTAACTCTTTTCACTTCGGGCGACGCCCTCCCTGACTTTCTGCGCGAAGCGACAGACCCGTCCCTCAAGGACATTGCCGGTAACTCAGGCGGCAAGCAAATCTCCATCAAAGGTGGCGTGTGGCGCATGATGGTCGGTGGTGAGGAAGTCGCTAAAAACGAAGACCGCTCCATGAACTTCGTCATCATCTCTGCAAGCAAAGGCGTATCCCGTACGTTCTACGCTGGTAAGTATGAAGAAGGCGCAGTCGTCAAGCCCTCGTGCTGGTCGGCTGAAGGTTTGGTTCCTAACACCGAAGTGGCAAACCCACAAAGCTCTAGCTGCGCTACATGCAAGCAGAACATCGAAGGCTCCGGTGACGGCAAGTCTCGTGCATGCCGCTATAGCAAACGCTTGGCTGTGGTTCTCGACAACGATATCGGTGGCAACATCTACCGTTTACAGATTCCAGCTAAGTCTTACTTTGGTAACGCAGTGGGCGACAAGATGCCGCTACAAGCCTACGGTAAGTTCTTATTGGGTCATGGTATTAA